TTTCTGCCTTTGTTTCAGCAGGTGCCGGAGTTGCTGTTTCCTTAGCCATGTTTTACCTCCTTAACTGTAATTTCCATGAGCTGCCATAAGCACGTGAGGCTTAGCCTTGTACCTAAGCAATCCATAGTGACCTGTGATGAATACCTGGCCTTCCTTCAAGTAGTCAGATTTGTAATTCACCTGCAGTCTCTTGATGAACATAGGCGAATAGTCCAGCATAATTACCTCTCCGTCGAGTGACAAATGGTTGGCAATATCTGCGGCCATCTTCAATCTCACTGTGCTTTCCGGGCACAAAACATGGACGGCAATTCTACCGTCCATCCAAGCTACTGTATTCGTTTCTTCCTGCTTCTCAGATGAAATCAGTCTGCAGTAAACCACCGGCTGATCCGCTGAGGCTTCGGTTATCTCCTCCATCCGGTCATACCCCATCACCAGGCATTTCGGGTACAATTCCTTGATGTACTTATCAACCGCCATTACTGGGTCCGGGTCGGACGTTTCCATAGACGGATATTCCAGGATGTCAAATCTGACTTCACAGCCGATTACAACACCGGCTTTTCCTGCATCCTCGCCCATAGTGAACGCATCCGTTCTCGCCCAGGTAAAGCAGTACGGCGTACCGCCTTCCGGAAGAAGGATCACATCACGCAGGCATTCCTTCACGATAGGCGCTATGTCCTCCGGGAATACATCTGTTGTGTTCTGACAGAATATCGATACCGAAAGACTACCGGCACTGTTTCGTTCTTCGTTTGCCTGCAGGTCGTAGTTGTAAGTTACCATAGGGTACTGCGTTTCACCGCCCCACCCATCCTGTTCGTCGCCCGGCGCTTCCGGACTAAAAACAGCAGGCACACCGTTGTAGGTTGTAAGCCTCTCTGCGAGTGCTGCCGTACTGACGAACCTTTTCTGAATCAGTTCTTCCAGCTTCACTCTGTCGCTCCTTCCTCAGTGTCCTGCTTTTCGATGCCGTAGGTCTTGACCTCCGACATATCGTGTGAATATCGGATTTCCCACTGAGCGTCTACCGCTTCATCAATGGGAATCCGAAAGTGATTAGTTACATTGCCGATACCCGGATGATACTGGACGATCAGCTCCTTCTCGGTGGCTGATGTTACAAATCCGGCTTTACCTTCCGGCCATGTGCGATGCTTGCCATAGACCAAATCGCCCCTGGCAATCTCGCTCAAATCGAAGGTTGCTATCGGCTGTTCTACTACCAGTGCCATATATCATGCCTCCTTAGCCATACGGCTCCTTGTAAATTTTCTCAATTTCCGGGGTTGCCTTCTCCTTGATCTTGTCTACGAATGGTCTTGCTGCCATTTTCTTCGTTCCGTTTTCAAGGTAGCCAGCATACTTCTCTTGGCTTTCCAGCTCTGCAATGATTTGGACTCCGCCACCAGCGGTACTGCCTTCGCTCTTTACCTGGCCATTCCAGTGCATACGGAGATTTCCTGTACGTCTTGCCGGTGGTTCTCCTGGTGCCGAAGCTGTGTAGGTCGCTTTGCTGTGCGGCTTGCGATATGTTCGCCCGCTTCTCTGACCTTTTAGCACTTCCAGTTCTGCGTTTCTCATAGCATTCACTGCCCTAACGCCCCTGGCTACGACTTGCCGGTTGATTTTGGCTACCTGTCCTTTGACTGTTGCCCTTATGGCACTTCCTGCGCTCCCTGCTTTTCCATCGTTCCACAGTTTCACTTGACATCCTTCCTTTCCTCGGCGTAGTAGATTGTGGATATACCCAAGCTACCCACCTCGTCCAGGTCGATGATGTAAAACGTGCGATTTCCGAGTATGAGTTTATCGGACTTCTTTGCTTCCGGACTTCCCGCCTGCACAATCGTATGGGTGCAAACACGGTCTCTCGTTGAATGAGATTCCTTCTGTTCCTTCGTGGACTCGGCAAGACATCCTCTGATGATCTTTGAGCCGTCTCCTTTCGGGTCGTTTACTACCCTTCCGCTCGCTGTTACAACCTGCGTATTTGACTCGACAACAAAATCCTTGAATAAGTTTCCCGGCCTTAAATACATAAATCTCGCATTTATCATCCGTTCCACACCCTCTCGTTTTCGTGCATTCCGGTATGGAAGTAAGGCGGACCATCTACCCCATTTCCGAACCGTGGCACTGACACTGATTCTGCCTGGACCTCTTTTTTCAGCTTGTCGTAATCTTCTTTCCAAAGTTTCGCCCTGCCATTCATATCCAGGCTGAGAGGACCGGTCTTTGTGTTGACCTCATACGCAAAACGACGGCACAAACTTTCAAGAAGCATCAGCTTCGCACGCTTCCACTTATTCGGGTATGCGTCGATTGCTGCTTGTATCTCCTCGTCGGTCAATGCCGTCGTATCTGCCAGGCCCTCTACCATCGTGTCTCCAAGTTCAAACCTCATACGGTCTTTGCCAAACTCCGTGATGTTTCCCGGCTCATATGTGTATGCACCTTTTGACATTAGGTATCAGCTCCCTCCGTAATGCTGTCTGTGGTTGCGTTACCGCCTACGGATTCGTTTGAATTGCCGTCAGCGGAGAATAAAGTGTCGTGCTGTTTCTGAGCCGCTTTCTTGACTGTAGCGCGTGTGTCTAAGGCGTGAAGCAAAATCAGAACGCTGTCGGACTGTACGTTGGCTACTGCCTTTGCACCATCGTCCGCATTCATCTGCAGTACATCGACCACAGACTGAATATCCTCTGCACTGCAGGAAACCGCCGTCACATTGTCACCCTCGCCCTTGACTGTCACGGTAAAACCGGCATTGTCGGAGTCGAACGGTTTAAGCTCTGCGACTGCGGACTGGATCATCTCGTCCACCTGCTCCTGCGTAAATCCTTTGCTTGCATTGGCGACTGCATCGGCCATCATCTTGTCTACCTGCTCCTGCGAATAAAGGGCACCGGACTGTTCCGGTACCCCTGCTTCGTCATTTGCGATTGAGATTACGCCGAGTTTTTCTTCCCTCTCGACATTTAACACAATGTCTGCCGGGATTTCATCCCCTGCGAAGAATTTTCTGCCGCCATAACTGCAGCGTTTCTTTGCAATCAATTTCATGGCGAACCTCCTTATACAGCGTCGCAACCGAAGAATGCGAGATCATCTGCGGTTTTCTTCATGTCGTATGCCATAAGACCCTCAACGAGCTCTGAATGTGTTCCCGGTGCGCCAGGATAATTCAGAATCGGAAGCAAAATTCCATTCTCCAGCATATCCCATGTGAAGATGTAACCTGCAGAAGGCTCCTCGACGGAAGGTGTGTCTGTCGCATATGCTAACAGGAATGAGTTCGGATCCCCGATATATCCCATATCTGCATTCTGTCCTAATCCAGCTTTGTTCTGAACAGTTCTGTCGAGGACAATTCTGTCAATTTCAAAGAGCTGTGCCAGTACGTTAAGATTTACTTTTGCCGGGTTAGGAGTAGAACCGCCGTATTTTACCCTCTCGAGGATTGCCGGGTGCTCTTTTAACGCATTGTAGACGTTTACACCCAATCCAAGTCTGTTAGGGGTGCGGCCGGTTTCCTCATTGATCTCAGTCATTTTGTTCTGGAAGAAAGCGATCGGGTCACTGTTTCCGTTGCTGAACTTGATAAACTGTCCGGATGTAACAGACACGGAATTGGTGCCTGTTGCCTCGTTTTTCCATACTCCTTTGCGCATGAAAGATTTTGAAAACTCTGCATCCTGGTGGATGTTTGCCTGTGTTGCAATCACCTTAGTTCTCTGCTGGCGTGGGTCTTTGGTGTGAGGTCCCTGTCTGCGGTTAAGGTCTGTCTGACGGATATTATCAATACCCATCATCATCTGATCTACGTGGCAGGCATAGTTCTCTGTATGCTCTGAGATTACTGCCGGGTCAACTGAACCGTATGCCGGTTTTCTATTCCAGTTATCACGTAACAAATCCTCTTTGTCAAATACATAGTAATTGTCAGAGGACAGCTGCACCGGGCAAACAGGAAACATATTCTTTGCAAAAGATGTTGTTTCCTGCTGATAGTAAGCCAGCGCCATTGTTGAAAGCGCTGTGTGCGGTCTAAATGCACCCTTTGCGATTTCTGCCTGGATGCTTTTCGTTGTTCTTTTCATTTACCATTTCCTCCTTCTTTATTTTGCGGCATTCTTCTGATACTTGGAAATCTGAACTCTAACATAGTCATTCTCAGCTGCATTGCTGAGCGCCACGCCGATTACATAATCTCCGTCAGCTGCCTTTGTTGCTTTTCCTGCGGTTGCAGTTACCTCTTCGCCCTTCTTGATGGCTTCGCCAGCAAGAATGTAGCCGATGTCCTTAATCTGAACATCTACCTGGTCGCCCTTTGCAACCTTTCCGGACTCTGCTCCGGAGATGTCGTTATAGCCTGCCTCAATAATTGCAATGCCTACGATAGGTGCTGTGCCGTCGGTTGCTACGACTACATCTCCATTCTCGTCATATTTGAGAATGAGGTTTCTCACATCGTCGATAGCAGCACCGGCCTGCTCTGCGATTGTCACAGACTGGTTAATCTGTGAGCCGTTGAAGTTTCTCTTTGCCATGGTCTTTTCCTCCTTCCTTAAAATCCTTCCTCAGCGTCGTATGCATCCATAAGGTCCGGGTTATCTTCCCAAGCCTTAGCCAGCGCATCCGTATAGCTCATGGAAGGTTCTTTCTGCATATAGCTCTTGGCGATACCTTCGATCTTGCCCTCTGCATCACTTACGTGCACAGAGCCGTGGCCGGACTTGCCTACCTCGGAAAAAACGCCGGACTTGTTGACCGCTTCCACGGTGGCATCAAGAACGGCGATCATATCGTTGTATGCAGTTCCACCGGTAGCTCTGAGAGATTTGAGCATAGGTACAAGCTCCTCTTTCTTCTTGCCGATGATTTCATACTTGCCTGCTGCGGCTTCAAGTTCTCTGTTCTCAGCATCCTCACGGAACTTTCTGAGTGCTTCGATTTCTGCCTTAACAGCAGGATTGAGTCCCTTGTAGATGTCCTCGCCATCTGCAGGTGTTTCCTGGTTCTGCTCAGGCTTCTCAACAGACTTTGTTACCGCAGGTTTTCCCTCCGGAGTCTGCTCTGTCTGAGCCGGGTCGTCTTCCACGCCGTATCTCTTCTCAATATCTTCGAGAATGAGAAGCTCAGCCTGGGTCATTTTGCTCTTGTCGATCTTCATATCTTCGTTGTCTCCTTTCGACTGTTTCTTTTTGCCCTGGTCCTTTTTGTCCTCTGTGTCTACCTCCGGATCGTCTCCTTCACCGGCAGGCTTTCCAGCGGCGGTCTGTGCCTTCTCGATGTTGTCATTCAGCCTTGCAGCCGCAGACTTCATCATTGCCAGGTCACTCTCCGTCACCTCGTCACTCTTTACGATGTTGATTACCTTTCCGCCGGACCAGTTGCTAATCGCTTCCTTCACTACTGCAGTGAACTCGTCAAGGCTCTCATTCATCGCTGTTGCTGCGCCGGTGCTATCCAGCTCCTCATCATTCAGAATCGAACAGAGGCTTGCCTGCAGTGCGTAGCATATATCCCAAATTTCATCAGCAATCTTTCTGTTCTTGATTTCATTGAAACGCTCGTTGAAACTAACAGAGTTGCCTTTCAGAACTTCCTCTACTGCACTGTCGATCTCTTCCTGGTTCATGCCGGCCTTTTTGCCGATGAAACCGAACAATCGGCTGACAAAACCATTCTTATCGCCATTCTCTCCTGTGGACTGCCCCTTTTCGCCTTTACTCTTTGTTAGCTTAATGTGAGCATCCGGATTTGCACCTTCATCTACAAAATCAACCTTGCTGATTCTGAGATTTTTTAACTTTGTT